TGCAGGAACGCGCCCTTGGACCGGCCCAGCAGCGCCTGATCGACGATCTTGCACTGCCCGAACACGTCCTCCAGACCGTTGGACGTGAACGAGCCGGTCAAGCCCCCACGGTAGCGCACGCTCTTGAGGAGCTTCTCCAGCGCCTTGAACCGCTTCCCGCTGGGGTTCTTGACGCGCGTCAGCTCGTCAAACACCACGCCGTCGAAGCGGGCCATGTCGGCGGCGGTCAGCGTCTGGATGTTGTCGTAGTTCATGACGACCACGTCGGCGTCGGACGCCAGCGCCGCCGCCCGCTGTGCCGGTGTGCCGACCGCCAGCGCCATCGTCAGCCCCGCCGCCCACTTGGGCCGCTCGACCGGCCACACGTCGGTGCAGACGCGCTTGGGCGCAAGGATGAGCCAGCGCCGGGCGTAGCCGTCCGACACCGCCGCCGCCAGCGCGGTCAGCGTGATGGCGGTCTTGCCAGCGCCGACCGGCGCGAGGATCATGGCGGTGTCGTGCTCGAACAGGAAGTCGGCCGCGTCGTCTTGGTACGGTCTGAGCTTCAGCATCCCGTCTCCCGCGCCCACTCGTTGATCTCTTCGCGCGACCACAGGCAAGCGTAATCCTGCCCCAACGCCAGCATGTCAGCGGCAAACTTCGTCTGGAGCGGTGCCAGCCGCCCGCCCTTCTTCTTAAGCTCCACGAACCACGTCTGGCCGTTGGGCAGGCACGCCACCTGATCCGACACGCCGCGCAGCGTGGGCGACTTGAACTTGTACGTCCGCCCGCCCATGCGGCTGACCGTCCAGATGAAATACGCCTCGATTTCTTTCTCAAGCATTTTCCCGCTCCCGTTGCAAAAAAAGGTATTGCATGGCTGCAAAAGATTGTCTAGTGTCCGGCTTGTCAAAAACAAGGGAAGGTTCACGAATGGCCCAACACTCCACTATCGTCGGCGGCTCCACAGCCAAGCGCGTTATGGCCTGCCCCGGCTCGGTCAAGCTCGTCCAGCAGATGCCAGAAAAGCCGTCCAGCAAATACGCGGACGAGGGCACGCTGCTGCACAACGTCATCGCCGAGATCCTGACGACCGACCGCACGCCTGAGAGCTACCTCGGCACGGTCTACGAGGGCATTACGCTTGACCAAGACCTGATTGACGCCAAGCTGCGCCCGGCGCTGGACGCGCTGGACGAGATCGACCCCGACAAGGAGATGGAATACGCCGTCGAGCAGGTCGTCGGCTTCGGCACCGCGCTGCCGGGCGTGTTCGGCTCCGCCGACCTGATCGGACGGCTGGGCGACCGCGCCATCGTCCTCGACTGGAAGTTCGGCTCCGGCGTTGCCGTGGACGTGGAGGAGAACGCGCAGGCGATGTTCTACGCCGCTGCCGCCATGCGCACGCCCGCCACGATGTGGGCGTTCGAGGGCGCGACCGAGATCGAGTGCATCATCGTGCAGCCGCCCAGCGTCAAGCGGTGGGTGACGACGTTTGACCGCATCGCCCAGTTTGAACGCGAGCTGTTGATCGCGGTCAAGACCGCGCAGCTTCCCGACGCCCCGCTGGCGTCTGGCGACCACTGCCGGTGGTGCGCCGCCAAGCCGACCTGCCCGGTCATGACCGGAGCTGTGGACAGGGCGCTAAAAAATAAGTTGCACGCCATAGACGCGGCGCAGATTGGTGTCTATCTTAAGCAGGCTGAACTGCTAGAGGCATGGATCAGCGGCGTGAACGAGCTGGCGTATCAGATGCTTGATGAAGGTCTGTCGGTGCCGGGCTATAAGCTGGTGCCGAAGCGCTCAACGCGCAAGTGGATCGATGACGAGGTGGCGCTGTCGGCGCTGGAGCGTCTCGGTCTGGACGCAAAGGAATTGGTGGAGACTACGGTCGTCAGTCCGGCGAAGGCGGAGAAGCTGCTGAAGAAGCAGAAGCTCCCGCTGCCTGCTGACCTCGTCGTCTCCATCTCAACGGGCAACACGCTGGCAACCGAGGATGATCCTCGCCCTGCGGTGGTGCAGATCGGTAAGCAGCTTGCTGCCGCTCTCGGTAAACTCGTCTAAAGGAAAAACAGATGTCAAATCTCACTGTGTTTGGTTCTGCTAACCTTCCATCCGTTGGCTCTTTAGTTGCCGCCTTGGGTAATCTTACCTCGGGCGTTTCGTCCTCTAACGGTAGCGTCATTCTTAAGATGGACAAAACCGGGCATTGGGTGTTCGGCGCCGACCAGACCGAAGTTGAGGCTGACTCAACTTGGGCCATCAACCCGTTCTCCTTTGTCAAAGGCTTTATCGCTTGGGGCGAAGGTGAGGTGTTGGGCGAGAAGATGGTGCCGTCTACGGAACCTTTGCCAGAGATGGACGCCGCGCCCGCAGGCGCCAAGCGTGGTTGGGAGCCGCAACTTGGTATGTCGCTAAAGTGCGTGTCTGGTGAGGACAAAGACATGGAAGTCCGTTATACGGTCACGTCCGTTGGCGGCATAAAAGCAGTGGTTGCGTTGGGCCTTTTGATTGGCGCTCAAATTGAAAAAGATCAGACGAAGCCGGTTCCGGTTGTCAGTCTGAAAAAAGAGCATTACATCCATAAGTCCTATGGCCGCATCCATACCCCAAAGTTTCACATTTTGGAGTGGATCGGCATGGATGGTGATTCGACCGAAGCAGACGCGCCTCCCGTCGCTGACGCTCCGGCTGAAGCTCCCGCCGATCCGCGTCGCCGTCGCCGCGCGTAAGGGAGAGTGAAAGCGGGCGCTGCTGTCCCTCCCCCAGCAGCGCCCGTGAGTAACTGAGAAACATCATGGAAACACTCTGGCTCGATTTCGAGACGCGCAGCCGCTGCGACCTTCCGTCGCGCGGCGTCTACAATTACGCGCAGGACCGTTCCACGTCCGTGCTGTGCATGTCCTACGCGTTTGACGACGAGGAGGTCGTCACATGGACGCCTGACCAGCCGTTCCCGCAGCGCGTTGCGGAGCACACAGGCCAGATCAGAGCACACAACGCCGCCTTTGAGCGGCTTATCTTTTGGTTCGTCCTGTGCCCCGACCAAGGCATCCGCGAGCCGTCGCTGTCGCAGTTCTACTGCACGGCGACGCAAGCCCGCGCCAACTGCGCGCCCGGCTCGCTGGAGGACGTGGGCCGGTTTAGCGGCGCGACCATGAAGAAGGACCATCGCGGGTCGCAACTGATCCGCCTGCTGTCGGTTCCGCGCGCTGACGGGACGTTCAACGACGATCCGGCGCTGATGGCCGAGATGGTGGCCTATTGCGAGCAGGACGTGCGTGCCATGCGCGCCATCAGCCGCAGCCTGCGCGACCTGTCCGCCGAAGAGCTGGCCGACTACCACGTCAACGAGCGCATCAACGACCGGGGCGTCCGCGTCGATCTCGCGCTGTGCAACGCGGCGGTCAGGTACGCCAGCGACGAGCTGGTGGAGATCCAGCAGATCGTGGCCGAGGTGACGCAGGGCGCGATCACGAGCGTGCGCAGCCCGAAGATGCGCCAGTGGGTGCAGGACCGCGTGGGGCCGGAGGCGCTCAAGCTGATGAGCGTCCACAAGGATGGCGTCGAGAAGATGTCCATCGACAAGAACGTCCGCGCCAACCTGCTGACGTTCGCCAGCGAGAACCCCGACGAGGTGCCGCACGACGTGGCCGAGGTCATCCAGTGCGCTGACGACCTGTGGGCGTCCAGCGTGGCGAAGTTCAGCCGCTTGGCTGCGCTGGCCGACGACGAGGACCACCGCGTCCGTGGCGCGTTCGTGTTCGCTGGTGGCGCTGCCACCGGGCGCGCGTCGTCCTACGGCGCGCAAGTCCACAATTTTGCGCGCAAGTGCGCCAAGGAGCCAGCCGAGACGCGCGAGGCGATGGTGCGCGGTCACAAGATCGTGCCGCTGTACGGCCGCCGCGTGACCGACGTGCTAAAGGGTATGCTGCGGCCGGCGCTGCTGGCGAGCGACGGCAACTGGCTCGCCGTGGCCGACTGGTCGTCCATCGAGGCGCGTGTCAACCCGTGGCTGTCAGGCCGCGGCGACGCCAAGCTGGAGCTGTTCCGCAGCGGCCGCGATGTCTACAGGGTCAACGCAATGGCGACGTTCCGCGTCGAGTTCGACGACGTGACGCCTGACCAGCGTCAGGTTGGAAAAGTCCAAGAACTCGCCTGTGGCTTCGCTGGCGGTGTCGGCGCGTTCGCCGCGATGGGCCGCGTTTACGGTCTGGCGTTGCCAGAACCGGAGGCCAAGCGCATGGTGGACGGCTGGCGCAAGGCGAACACTTGGGCCTTGCCGTTCTGGCAGGATCTGGAGGAGGCGTATACGCGCGCCATGCGCCACAAGGGTCACGAGTTCACGGCTGGCCGGATTACCTACTTGTTTGATGGCGTGCATCTTTGGTACGCTCTGCCTTCTGGCCGCGTGCTTTGCTATCCCTTCGCGCGTCTGGAGACCGAGGGCGTCACTTACGCCAAGGCGTCATGGAAACCCGCAGCAGATGCGAAGGAATGGCCCCGCGCCCGGCTCTGGAAGGGGCTGGCGTGCGAGAATGTGACGCAAGCGACGGCCAACGACCTGTTGCGCTACTCGCTGCGCGAGTTGGACGCGGAGGGGTTTGATGTAGTTCTTCACTGCCATGATGAGATCGTCGTTGAGACGGACGACCCCGGCCGTACGGTTGAGGCTATGAAGCGGATCATGTGCTCCACACCGACGTGGGCCGAGGGAATACCACTCGGCATCGAGGCGCATACGATGCGTAGGTACGGAAAATAAACGGGAGGACGGGAACATGAGAGACTTTATCGAATACATCCAAGGCTTGGCCGAGCACGGCGAGACCGCGCTGCTGGTCAAGCAGCAGCCCATCGTGCGCAGCGGCGTCCACCTGTCGCACGGCGACGGGTCGCTCAAGTATAGCTGGCCCGCGTTCATGCCGACGCACACGCCGAGGGACGGCGAGGCGTGGTATCTCAACACCGGGTCGTTCATCCTTGACCGGTTCACGGACGGACGCCCCAGCGCCAGCGCCGCCCATTGCGAGCACGTGCTGTGCATGATGCTGGACGATGTCGGCACGAAGTCCAAGGAGCCGCCGCTGCCGCCGACGTGGATCATCGAGACCTCGCACGGGTCGTTCCAGTGGGGGTACGCCTTCAGCGACCAGCCGACCAAGGCTGAGTTTACCGCAGCCATCAAGGCCATCGCGGCCGCAGGTTACACCGACCCCGGCGCGACCAACGCCGTGCGCAACTTTCGCATTCCGGGTTCAACTAACCTTAAACCGGGGCGCGATGGGTTCAAGTCCCGACGCGTTTCCTTTAATCCCGAACGCGAGTTTACCTTGCCGGAGATCTGCGCCGCGCTTGGCGTGACGCCAGCCGAGGCCGACACGGCGAGGGCCATCAGCTTCCGCCTGCGCGACACCGGCAAGGACAGCGTCTTGGAGTGGCTCAACGACAAGGGGCTGGTGCTGTCCCACGTCAACGCCGAGGGCTGGATGGGCGTCGTCTGCCCGAACAACGCGCAGCACACCGACGACCAGATCGGGGCGCGCTACAAGCCCCTCGACCGCTCGTTCTGCTGCTACCACGGCCATTGCGAGGACTTCAACAGCCGTGCGTTCTTGGGCTGGGTCTGCGATAATGGTGGGCCGCGCGTCAATCCCGGCCTGCGTGACGAGCTGCTGGCCGAACACATGAACAAGGCGCTGAGCAAGATGACGCCATCCGACATGTTTAGCGATGATGCCGCGAAAGTGATCGCGGACGTGGAGCGCAAGGAGCTGGGCCGCGTTGAGAAGACCGACTGGTACGAACGCTTCGCCTACATCTCCGACGATGACAGCTTCTTCGACATCCGCGACTGTCGCGAGCTGGGCCGCACGACCTTTAACGCGATTTATCGCCACGTCCCCTGCCAGTCGATCCACAACGGCCGCAAGGTTGAGGCGTCAATCTGCTTCGACGAGAACCGCCAAGCCATGAACGCCCGCCTGCTGCGCGGTGTCACCTACGCCGCTGGCGAGGCCGTGCTGGTCGCGCGTGACGGCGAGGTGTTCGGCAACCGCTGGCGCAACGCGCGGCCGGACGTGTCCGGGACAAGTCCCGGCGATGTCAGCCCGTGGCTGGACCACTGCCGGCTGCTGGTGCCGGAGCCTACGGAGCTGGAGCACGTCCTCAACATGATGGCCTTCAAGGTCCAGAACCCCGCCATCAAGATCAACCACGCGGCGCTGCACGGTGGTGACGAGGGCTGTGGCAAGGACTCCATGTGGGCACCGTTCATCTGGGCTGTCTGTGGCCCCAACTTGCGCAACCGTGGCTTGATCGACAACGACGCGCTGTCGTCCCAGTGGGGCTACCAACTGGAGAGCGAGGTCCTGATCCTCAACGAGCTGAAGGAGCCGGAGGCGGCGCAGCGCCGTGCGCTGGCGAACAAGCTGAAGCCCGTCATCGCCGCCCCGCCCGACATGATCGTCGTCAACCGCAAGGGGCTGCATCCCTACAACATGCTCAACCGCATGTTCGTGCTGGCGTTCACCAACGACCCGGTGCCGATCTCGATCCCGTCGCAGGACCGCCGCTGGTTCTGCCTGTGGTCGAACGCGCCTCAAATGGCCCCGGCGGATGCTGACCGTCTGTGGACTTGGTACAAGACGGGCGGGTTTGAGAAGGTTGCGGCGTGGATGCACGCCCGTGACGTGTCGAAGTTCAACCCGGCGGCCGCGCCGCCGTTTACGGAATTCAAGGCGAACCTGGTCGAGCATGGCATGTCCATTGCCGAGTCGTTCCTTGTAGACCTGATCCGCGTCAAGGCTGGCGAGTTCTCGCGCGGTGTGGTCGGCTCGCCGTTCTTCGCGCTCTGCGACCGGCTGGTGGCATCCGCTCCGGCGGGCGTCAAGATCCCGCAGGCCGCGCTGCTGCACGCCCTCAAAGAGGCCGGGTGGGTGGACATGGGGCGTCTGGCGTCTGCCTCGCACATGACGAAGAAGCACGTCTTCGCCACGCCTGAGATGGCGTGGGCGCATACCAAGTCGGAGCTGCGCAACATGCTGGAAGCACCACCCACGTCCGGGCTAAAGGTGATCAAGTAACAAACGAAAACCCCGGCTGTGAGGCCGGGGTTTTTTTTAGTGTTCGGTCTGTTTGCTCAGGAACTGCACCACGGCTTCCGCCGTCCGGGTGCATCTGGTACACGGCCCGTCAGCGCAAGGCTCGCCCTCGTCGATGGCTGCGCAGATCACTAACGCCAGCTCGTCCAGCTCGTCCAGCTCGTCCAGCTCATCGTCGGTCATTAAACAGGCTCCACAGCAGCGCCACCGTCGCGACGATCAGCCCCACACCCGTCAGCCAGGTCGCTACAACAATTGCAACCAGCAGTATCTCCGCCATGTGTTTTCTCCGTCAGTTGACGCCGCAGCTCGTTGCGCTGTTGCCTTGTGTTGTGAAGTTTCTCTTTCAAGTGCCGCACGCTGTCTAACGCACTGGCGAGCCGCCGTTCAATATACTCAATGTGGTCAGCCGCCCTCCGGCTCGCCTCGCATTCATCTACGGCAGCCAGTTTTCGCAGGGCAGCCTTGTGGTCAGTTGGGGTCATTTCATCCCCTTCCAAAGGTCACATTTTTCTCGGCGCGGATGTCCTGATTGCGCCACGTCCAGCACTCGCCGCTGTCCTGAAACACGACCCAGCACAAGTCGTGCTCGGCCCCGTAATCCAGCAGTACATGGGCCAGCCCCTTGCCTTGGGGCGTCACGACGGGCAGCGGCGGATCAAGTCGCAACATCATCGGACGCCTCCTTGGCAGGTCTGGCGCGCACCGGATTCAAGCGCAGGGCGTTCCACGCAATGGCCTGCATGTCGTGCTGCGCAATCTTTTCCAGCGCCGCCCGCAGCCGCTCGTTTTCATTCCATAAATCATGGTTTTCTGTCATTGCTGCCCGCCAGTCGTCCCCCCTCTCCCGCAGCCGCTCGATCTCGTCAACCAAACCGCGTAGCTCGTTTTTGTCCACCGGCCACGTCGGCCACGGGTCTGCGTCCATCGCATCAAGATCAACCATTTTTCTTCTCCCCTTCAAGCGCAACGCGGGCGATCAGCACCGCCTCCTCGTGACCATCCGCGCAGTACATTTTCCCGTGCGGCGCGTGCGAGATCCGGCGCAGCGCGTCGCGCATCCGCTCGATCTCGTCGGCGGCTTCCCTGTAAATCCACTGATTATAGGCGGTGTCATCTAAATAAGCATAAGAGCGCAGTCGCGCTACGATGTCGTTAGACATCTGTCTTCTCCCCTTCAAGTGCCGCGCGGGCTTCATCTTTGGCTTGCTGGCACACGCACAAGCCGTCCTCGCCCATGTCGTCAAGTAACTGATCCAGCGCCGCTCGCAGCCGCTTGATCTCGTCTTTCATGCTGTCGCGGCCGTTTCTGGCCCCGTACATGTAGACGAGCGTCAGGTCGTCCAGATCCTCAATCATATCTCTCCCCTTGCTTTCTTTGTTCGGTAGTACTCCAGCGCCCGTGCGCGCTTGCGTAGCCCGCTCTCAAACGTCCGCCCTTTCAACCAAGCGTCGAACGACTTCACGCCGTGCCAGACGGTCGTCGGGTCGCGCCAGCCGGACCACGCCCCTAGTTGCGGATAGGACACCAGCAGGCTGTCGCGCGCTCGCCACCAAGCGAGGTGGCGGGCAATGCAGGCGGCGTGTACGCGTGACCCGCTGTTGAACGTCGCTACGTCGATCTCGCACTCGTCGCACGCCTCGGCCTTCAGGCGCTCGAACGCCGCCCGTGTCGCGTGCGGCTTCACGCTGCAACCGCGCCGTTGACGAGCGTCACCGTCACATCCCCGGCCCCATAGCGCGGGGCGGCCATCGCCGCTTCTAGTTCCGCCAGCGCCGCTGCTGCTGCGCGCTCGGCATGGCGTGCGCCACAGGCCCGCACGTAGAGCGTCGCGTAGCCCGCGATGTCATGCGCATGGTCGTCATAGTCGACATCGCCCGCCATGATGCGCGCGGTCTTTGACAGCCACGCCTCGCAGGACTCCCGTTGCGCGTCGTTCATGCGCCGGTAGCCGTTCGAGTTGCGCAGGATCTCTTTCATGAGCTGCGCGTAGGCCGCAACGTCCGCGAAGTCGCCATGCGTCGCCTCGCGGTCCTGTAGGGTCTGCTCTATCGTCTGTGGCGCGTCCTGCGCCTGCGGATGCTGTGTCTTAGGCTTGTGCTTGCTCATCTGTCGTCCCCCATCGTCTGATGTAGTACATGACCGTCGAGTGGTCCCGGCCACAGGCTTTCCCAATGGCCGAGTAGGTCCAACCCAGCGCCAACAGGCGGCGATAGACCTCCAAGCGTGGCCGCAGGTGCACGGCGGCCGGAGACCGGCCCACCAGCACCAGCCACGTCGTCTTGTGCGCGGTCGTGATGTCCGCGCACAGCTCTGCGAGCTGCTCTTGCGTCAGTTGGTAGCGCGCCATGCGCTCGGCCGTCGCGGCTTGCCGCGCGGCCTTGTCCGGCAGCCGCGCCGCGCGTTCCTTGACGTGCGGCAGGGCGGCGTGTTCGGCCCGCGTGAGCTTGACCCAAGCCGTGTCGGTCTTATACAGGGCCGGCGGGTCTGCCGGCGGGTCTGCCGGCGGCGCTGGCGGCGCTGGCGGCGCTGGCGGCGCTGCTGCGCCGGGGCGCTGCCCCGTCGCGATCCTAGCCTTGACGGCCGCGTAGTGCGCCGCCCATGCGTGGCGGGCGTCGGTCATGCGCGGCGCTCCGCCAGCATGGCCTGCGCGACGCGCTGCACCGTCCGGCCGTAGATGATACGGCCGTCAGTCGTCACGCCACGCCAGCGCCGCGCGAGCGTCGGCAGGTAGCGCACGCGCGCGACGTGACCGGCGAGGCTCCCGTCAGATGCGCGGATCTCTATAATCGGTGTCTGTGTCATTGGTCAGGTGCTCCCATAATGCTGCTGCGCCGACTAGCGCGAAGGGAATAATCACGAATAGAATGACGGCTATGGCGAGGTGCATCATACTTCCAGATCCCCTTGCAGGTATTCGTCGCGGGCGGTCTGAGCCAGCTCTTGCCAGTCAACGTCGGCGAGGAAAAGCATCGCGTAAATCCGCGCGAAGCCCTCGCCAGCGTCTTCCTCGATGATCTCGCGCACGTGGTCGCGCATCCATCCCGCCAGTTCGGTTGTGTCAAGCATGTCAAGGCACCAGTCGTCCAAGTCGAAATCGTTAAACACGTCCGTTTTGACGCGCCATGTGGCGGCGTTTGCGTATCCCTTGTGTCTAGTCATGATCGTGCTCCCGTATCACGCGCCACATGGCGCGCTATGAGCCGCCCCATGGGGCGGCCTTAGCGCGTCAGGCAACCGCAATCTCAGTCACGATCAAGTCGTCACCGTCGAAGCTGGATTCGCAAGCATTGAAAAAGTCGGCGTAACCGGCGTCCCGCGCCAGCGCGTCGAGCGCGTCGTCGCGCGACGTGCCTTCGTAAACGCCAAAGCAGTGACCGGAGACGCTGTTGCTGATCGTGTAGGACAGAATTTCGTTAGACATGTGCTGTGCTCCCGTTGTTGCGTCGCCACTCTGGCGCGCTATGAGCCGCCCCGTAGGGCGGCCTTAGCGCGTCAGGCGGCCGCCAGCGCCTTGTGCGCTTCGTGCACGGCGATCTCCAAGAAAGCGTCGAACCGGAGGCGCGCGTTGCCGCCCGCAGTGATTGCGGCCAGCGTCTCGTCAAACGACATGGACGCTTCATCAGCCATGTGCTGGACGGTGGCGATCGTGATATCGGCGGCGAGTTTGATGGCGGTTTCGTTTTGCATGTCGTTTCCCCGTGTTGCGGCGCGCTTGCGCCGGTCTGACTAACTTATCCAATAGCTTGCAGGGTGGTCAATCTTTTTATTGCAAGCCGGGCGAATTATTTTTGCCCGGCTTGCATCACGTTTGCGTGACCGCGTCAGGCGGCGGCTGACGCGGCTGGCGTGGCGTCCGGCCATGCGGCGGCTGGCGCGCTCGCCCATGTGTAGTATGTGGTTTCGGTTCGGTCTCGGATCGGCATCAGCACGCCGATGGCTTGGAAGCCGGTTCCATAGGCGAAGTCAACCACCGCCGGAGATCCGCCGTTGTACCTCACGATCGGGCTAGTGGTGCGGTCCCCGCCAAGCTCTTTCCGCGCCTTGGCGAAGTCTGCGAGGTAGATCGGATCGTACTGCGCAGGCTTGCCGTCCAGATCTTTCGGCACCACGCGGCGATAGTCAGGAAAGCTGCCATCGACGCGTGACCCGCCGAACGACTCGCCAGCATGTTCGAACAGCAGGCGCCCGTCATCGCCGATCGTGAGCGTTGTCGTGTCCAGCGTCTTGAGCTTGATCTTGAGCTTGGCCACCAGATCGCGCGGCACGATGACGCTCGCGTGCGCGGCCGTCGCGGCATGTTCGCCATACGCTTGGCGTAGCACGATCATGCGGTGACCGTCTGTGGCTGCCATGACGACGCCGTCTGGCGTAAATTCGAGGTTAATGCCGTTCAGGTAGTAGCGCGTCTCCTCGGTCGAGACCGCGACCAGAACGGCGCGCAGCGCGCGGATTGAGAGTGTGACTTTGAGCATGTGATATTCTCCCCGTTGTCGAGCGTAGGCGCTCGCATAAGCCGCGCGGGTGGCGCGCGGCTTAGACTTGCGTCTGTCAGGCCAGCAAATCCATCGTGCGCACGTTGCGCAGGGCGCTGGCGTTTACGCGGTGCATCAGGCCGCCATGGTCGCCGTCGCGGCGCACCCATGTGATCCAAGCCGCGTCGCCGTCCGTCTTGACGACGATGGCCAGGCGGATCACGTAGCTTGGTTCCGTCGACGCGGTCACGTCCTGCACATCAGCGACCGTGTAGGCCTTCAGCGTCTTGCCCGCCAAGTGGTGGTCGAGGAACATCTCGATCTTGCGCGGCGCGGCGGGTTCGTTCGTGTAAAGCGCGTATGTCATGTGCTTTGCTCCTGTTTTTAACTTATCCAAGATTAAGACGGGCCGCAGGACTTGTAAAGTCTTTTTGTGCGGCCCGTCGTCTTTTTTAAGCCGCCAGTGCGGCCGGAGCGAAGCGGCGCGCTGTAGCGCCATGCGCCATAATCGCGATATTCGCGCGGGCCTTCGCGCTTGTGCCGCCGCAAGCCTTGCAGCTAGCGCAATTCGTCTTGACGCCAGCTTCCTTGGACGCGGGGCACATGATCTCTTTTGCCAAGAGCGGCGCGTCGGCCGCACGCACACGGAACGTGCGCCATCCGGCCGCGCGTGCTTCCAGATAGTCGGCGCCGCTATCGCAGGATGCCATACAGAGCGCCTTGAATTCAGGAAACGCGCGCCATTGGTGCGAATAGCCGTTCCGCGCGGCCGCGCGGCTTGTGGCGTGCTGCCAGATTGCGAACGGCGCGGCCGCAGGATCGCCATACGCTCCAAGGCGCACGGTCGCGCCGTCGAACAGATCTGGCAGGATTGCCGCGTCGAAGTCAACGCCAGGGCGTGCGTAGCGGCCGCGCACGTACGCGCCATAGACCGCCATGACGGACCGGCCGACGTTGACATAGCACGAGCCTTTGTTCGCGGGCCGATGCTGGCAATCGCCACACACGCTAGCGTCCGCGCCGCTCTTGAGCGCGTCCAAGGGCGTTACGTCGGATCTGATAATGAAAGTCTGAACCATGGCGCCCGTCTTAGCGTTTGTCGATGCGGCCGTGATACGGTTCGCAATCACGACAATCGGCGCGCCGTCGATCATCGATGGGCCTTCATAAAGCACAACGCCAGTGAAGGCTTTGCGACGTAGCGCCTTGGACATGTCCGATGCTGATTTGATCATAATGAAGTGTCCTT